CTTCCCTATCGCCCTGCAGGCATATCGAACTTTCCAATAGCCGTTGGTCTCCGTCAGGGATACAGAATGCTATCTGCTAGCTAGAGCAACGGCGTAGTTGATTCTGATCGCGTTGTGCCATGCACGGTCAAAAGTGACGTAAATGTCACCTGTGTCGCCAAAGTACTGGCAGCCGTCGACGTGCACCGGAATATTGAGGCCGTCTCCATTCATCGCCAGCACGACATCGTTCTCCCGGTCGAAGCCTCTACCGAACAATTTTTGGAACTCATTGCGCGAGAACAAGACACAGGAGCTGTCACGGCTGTTCAACACCTTAGTCCCGGTAATCAGCCGTGGCATGTGGGATACAGAATGCTATGCGGCGATCCAGATGCAGTGGCCGATGTTTCGCCCACCGGCTACCGCTGCCCCGCAAGTAAAGACGACACGGCCTGTATCCGCAACCTCAACTTCCGATGTATTGTTAGAGGTGATACCCCCTGGCTTGGTCAGTACAGAAGGCTCTAGGAAGCTTCTGGCCGGATGGAATCCGGCGGGTAGCGTTCCGGCAATCCACACCTCGGTCGTGGTCTGAGAGAAGTTCCAAGCCATCTCCACGGTGAACCCTTTTTTGCGGAAGGCGACAAAGTCGTCGGAGAAGCTGTTCCCATATAAGAAGCGAAAGCCAACCTCGCGGGATACAGAATGCTAAGCAATCGGCCAGGCTAGGACTCCGGAGACCCAAGCGCCCGATGGAATGGTGCACTGCCTGACGATTCTGACGTTGATACCATTGGAGTCGACGTTAAAGCCCAGGCAGTCGGTATGGCCACCCGAAGAGACACTGCTGATGGCAGGCGTCAGAACTTCGCCTCCCACCGGAGCCAGATCCGGTGGGTACGCCAGGATCTGCGACCTCTCCCACGCCTGGGCGTTAACCCAGTTATTGCCGACGCGAGTGGCATGGACCGACAGCACCGCCATCTTCCCTATCGCCCTGCAGGCATATCGAACTTTCCAATAGCCGTTGGTCTCCGTCAGGGATACAGAATGCTATCTGCGAAGCACGGCGACATAGTTTATACGGAGCGCCCCATAGAATCCTCGGTCAAGTACGACTATAGCTCGCCCGTTCGTCATGTGAACAAAAGGCCTGGCTTCGGAGACATTTCCGTCGCCATTCATGACGCCAATGAAGTCGCGACCAGCATCAAGCTGCCGACCAAATAAATCGACTTGCTCTTCAATCTCAAACAGGGCATGCCGTTCTGAGCTAAATGTTATGACTCGTGATCCTGAGAATACTGCTACTCGGGATACAGAATCACCCGCCCAGTATCAGCCGCTCGACCTCGCGTTGCGCATCCTTGCAGATGCGTGGCCTCGGCACGATGTAGTGCTCGTATGCCGTGCCGATATCGGTGTGCCCCAGCATCATGGCCACGGTCTCGATGCCGACCCCGGCCTCCACCGCGAGCGTCGCCCACGTGTGGCGGCACTCGGTCATCGACGTCCATGCGGCGCCCGCTCGGCGGCATGCAGACCTGATACGCCGTGCGATGGCGTCGGGCGACAGCTCGCACAGCCAGCCCGAGCGGCCCTTGCGCAGCGCGCGCAGGCGCTTGACGGCGAAGCGGGGGAGCCAGCAGGACCTGGCCGAGCGCTCCGTCTTCGGTGCCTCTACGACTTCGTGGCCATGGACCACCTGCCGGGAGCGGCGGATGCGGACCTCGCCGGTGCGCAGGTCGATGTCCGACCACTTGAGGCCGCACGCCTCGCCGCGGCGCAGCCCGAGGGTCACCGAGCAGATTGCGACCGCCTCGCACTCGTGTCCCCACAGCGCGCGGAGGTAGGCACGGACCTGACTCGCCTCCATCGTGCGTGGGCGGTGCGCCGGCTTGTGCGGTAGCTCGACACCGGCGGCGGTGGGGTCGTACATCCGCACACCGAGACGGCGGATGGCCCAGCGGATAACCTGCCGTAGGGTCTTGTATGCCTTTTCGGCGGCCCCCGGCAGCTCGAACGAATCAATCCAGCCCTGTACGCCCTCCGGCGTTATCTCCTCGAGCTCCAACTCGCCCCAGCGGGGGAGCACGTGCAGCGCTAGCGCGCTCTCGTATCCGGCCAGGGTGCAGGCGCGCAGCCTGCCGCGCTTGTCGTCCATGTACCTCGAGGCGGCCTCTGCAACTTTCATCATGGTCTCCAATCCCGTAAATCCCAGACGCGTGGGCTCTCAAGGAGAGGATACGCGCGTGGGATTTCTGCCACGAGAGGTCGAGAGAAAGGAGTCTAAATGGCATTGATCGGGACCCTTGTCGGGCCCGCAGTGCGCCTGGCGACAGACGGGAGTGGTCTCCCGATTCTCGCGTCTGATGAGCCTGAGGTCCCCGATGGTTTCAAGGCGGACATGGCGTATGAGCAGCGGGGCGGTTCCATCTACCAAGTATGGAGTGTCGTGCCAGACGGGATGCGCGATGACGCGGTGCGGCTTGCTGCCTCGGTGATGAGGACGCGCTGAAGGTGCCCCAGCTCATCCGGCCGTGGTATGTGGGCGAGGCCTCGTATGCCGCTGGCGCGCGCGTGGCATATGGAAGCGACCTGTACAAGTGCCTGCAGACGCATGCGCCCCGTATCGGATCTGAGCCCGACACGGCTCCGGAGCTTTGGGAAAGAATCAACCATTAAGGAGAAAAATGTTTTACGGACAATTTGTATCTGGGTCTGTCTACCTGACCACGGACGGCTCCGGCCTGCCGATTCGCGAGGCGGCGGAACCCAACCCCGGCGCCGGTTACCACACGGTGCTCTCCTATGAGCAGCATGACGGCGCCATCTGGCAGGTGTGGACTCTCGTTCCCGATGCCGGAACGCCTCAGGACGCCGCCCTCATGCTCGCCCAGATCCAGGCGGCCGCCCTCTCCGACGATGATGCGTTGAAGGTTCCGGCACTCTATCCGCTCTACGCATGCGGTCACGTCTATGCGCAAGGAGACCGCGTGCTCTGGCAGGGCACGCTCTACAAGGCTATTTCCGGCCACACGGCGACTGCGGCGGATCCCGCTTCCGACCCCCAGCACTGGGCGAAGGTCGTGGCGTCCACGGCCGGCGGCGAGAGCGTTCCCGAGTGGGTCAGCGGCAAGTCATACGCCAAGGGCGACCGCGTCACCAAGTACGGAAGCGTCTACGAGTCTCTGATGGACGGCAACACCATCGAGCCGGGCACGTTCGGCAGCGACGGCGCGTGGAAGCAACTGACTGCCTAGTGGAGGCGCGCGAATGGAAGAACTAGCCCGCGTGGCCGTCCAGTGGGCCGTGCCGGTTGCCCTCGCGGCCCTCGCGGGTGCGCTCATGCGCCTGTACCGGCTCATGGACGCGATGCAGGAGGGCACTCGGACGATGCTGCGAAGCCGCCTCGTGGACCTCCATGAGCGCTACGTGGTCAGCGGCAAGGGTTGCCCCGACTGGGTCAAGCAGGAGGCCTCGCAGGTCTACGGGGCCTACCACGGCATGGGCGGAAATGGCACCGGCACCCACTACTACCAGGAAATCGTCAACGCCCCCATCAGGGGAGAATCGGAGGACTAGCATCATGGAGAAGTACGAGGAATGGGCAATCGCGGCCCTCACCCGCGCCGTCAAGACGGCTGCTCAGACGGCGGTGGCGCTCATCGGTACCGGGAGCGTCGGATTCACGGACCTCGACTGGGTGCAGGTCGCGAGCGTGGCGGGCGTCGCCGCCGTCGTGTCGCTGCTAACCAGTGTCGCGACCGACCTGCCAGAGGTTGGCGGCGCGCAGCCGGGACCGTCTCACGAGGGCGGCGAGGAATAGCGTGGCCAAGCTGTTCGTCATCTGCGGGCACGGCGCCGGCGACCCCGGCTGCTGCGCCGGCGGGTACACCGAGGCCGAGCGCGTGCGTGCGCTCGGCAGGCGCATCAAGGAGCTTGGCGGCGATCAGGTGGTGCTTTGCGACACTTCGCGCAACTGGTATGCGGACGGCGGGCTGAACAGCCTCAAGGCTGACGGTCCCGTCGTTGAGCTGCATATGGATGCCAGCGGCCTCAAGACACCTCACGGTGCCCATGTGATCATCAGCTCGAAGTTCAGCCCGGACTCCTACGACAAGACGCTGGCGGATAAGTTGTCAGCATTTATGCCGGGACGGGCGCAGAAGCTCGTCAAGCGATCCGACCTCGCAAACATCAACAGGGCCGCCGCGCGCGGCATCAACTACCGCCTCGCCGAGAACGGCTTCATCGACAACGGCGGCGACCTGCAGCAGTTCAACGAGAACCTCGATGAACTTGCCCGAATCTACCTCGAATGCTTCGGAATCGAGGCATCGAACTCCGCGCCCGTTCAGCAGGCGTCATCGAAGCCGCCGTCCCAGCAGACGGCTGGGACCGAGAACTTCGGCGGCCGCTACCGCTGTACCGTCTTTAGACTTAACGTTCGCTCTGCTCCGTCCCTCTCCGGATCTGTGGTCGCCTCCTACAGTAGGGGCCAGACTGTCGTGCTCGACGACTGGTATAAGTCTGCAGACGGCTATATCTGGGGACGCTACACGGGTGGCAGCGGGAAGATTCGCTACATTGCCGTAGGACGCGCCACCGGTAGGCCCGAGGCCGACGATTATCTCGTTAAGGAGTGACATGAGGACCAGCGACAAGCTGCTCGGCGTCATCTACGCCATCACGGCGGTTCTTGCCATGTTCGCGGCCATCGTCATTGTCTGCTCGCTCGTGCGTCCGGATGATGCGGGCGCCGTAGGCGTCGCCACGGTCATGGATCAGTCCGACGGGCCGCTTTACGATTTGCCCAAAAATATGAATTCGTACATTGCCACGGAGCGCTCGACGAACCGCGCCTATATCGTGGTCGAAAGCGACCGTGGTATCGCCATCACGCCGTACCTCGATGAGGACGGCGATCAGGTGATTATCGACAGACCATAAGCGCTAGCACCTCCCCGGTATGTTCTGGGGAGGTGCTTTATGCATGGCCGGATAACCGTTAATATCCGTTCTCCAATGCCGTTTGAGTAAATCTGAGACGACCGCGATAGGCGTAACCAGCAGTTTTGCTTGTAGAACGTTTGCCAAAAGCACGCGTTCAAGACTTTTAATCCCAAGGTCCAGGGTTCGACCCCCTGACGGCCCACCAAAGAACGCACAGGTCAGCGCTTCGGCGCTGGCCTTTTTTGTTTACCGAGAAGCCGAATCATAACCGTCCGTTACCGTTCGCGTTTTACGCCCCCTGCCGTTTATGCGCGGCAGGGGGCGTTTTATGCATTTTGCAGGTAACGGACCTAGAAAATGCGATTTACAGCGTCTCGACGTCCAGACCGGTGCCATTAAAACCACCGTCGGCACCGCCGCCCTCGACGATCTGCAGCGCGCGCCCGACCTGCCTGGCGGCCTTCTCGCGCTCCGCGAGGCCCGGTTTGATGTAATGGCGGTAATCTGTCCCCAGGTCCGTGTGGCCGTGCAGGTCCATGATGCTCAGGGGGTCGACCTCGGTCGCCGCCATGATGGTCTCGGACGTGTGACGCAGGGCCTTGGGCGGGATATACCGCAGGTCATGGCGTGCGCACATGCGCCGCCAGGCGCGCACGAGGTTGTCGCCGCGCATGTTCACGATGCGCTGCCCGCTCCACTCCCGCACCTGCTCCGTAACCGAAGTGCCGCCCTCGACGGTTATGGACGGCCGCAACTCGTCCATGATCTGGTGCAGGCGTTCGCGACCGGCCAATAAAACGGGCACGGTGCGCACGGAGTGGGCGTTCTTGGTCTCCTTGATGCCGTCCTCGTCCGTGTAGGCGCGGCAGACCTCGATGTACTCCGAGACGGTCGGCGCGCCGGTGGCGAAGTCGTAGGTCGTGGTCACCTTGAGGTCGCACGGGCGCACCGCCAGCGCCTCCTCCTTGCGCAGGCCGCTGAGCCCCAAGATCAGGTAGGCGTTCATGACCAGGTCCGCGCGGTCGTCGCTGGCGGCGAGCTTGCGCAGCGCCTCGGCGGCCTCGGGGATGCTCCACGGCTCCACGGGCGCCTGCTTGGCCTTGGGCGCGATGACGCGCCGGCGGAACGGCTCCACCGATATCCAGCCGTCGTCGAAGGCGCGGCGCATGACGGCGCGCAGCGTCGTCTTGGTTTTGGCCGGCGCGCCCGAGCGCTCGATGCAGCTGCGCATCATGTCGTGGGTTATCTTCGAGATGTCCGTCGAGCCCAGGACGGGGGAGATGTAGTTGTCCATCTGCCCGTCGTACTCGCGCAGGCTCGCCTTCGAGCGCGGCTT